GTGCCAATGTGTCCATTGTCATTGTAGTAAAGATGGATAATTGAATTACTACCATCCTCGTAGTTGTGTTCATTATGTTTTCTGTAACCCAACACCTCATTATTATTTAACTCGTACAAGTGTTGTTCAAATTGCGCCTTAGTAAGTTTTTTAGTCTGTTCCATAAGTATCTCCTCTATATTCAATTTCAAATGGGTCAAAATATTCAATTCTTTCAACCCAAACCTTGTCAGTTAAACCAACAACCTCTATGCCAAACCCAATTTTAAGTTTAAGCACCTCTTCCAAATCATCTTCATCCATAAACTCTTCAAGTTCATTAACTGAAAAACATTTTGGAGTAGTATCTTCATAACCCTCAATATAATGTATTCTCACCATAAACGATTGCTTCTTGTTGTAAGTAACAACATTGTCTAAAGTATCGACAGCAACATCAAAAGGTACCTTACTCATTTGTAGTTGCCCAACAATATCTTCCAACACAGTTAGTAGATTAAGTCTATTCATTTTGTTCTCCATTTATTTATTTTTGTGTATAGATTTTTAAAATCCTTTTGAGCAACTTTTTGCTTATTATAATGCTCTGGATTGTCATTGATTGCATCACTAATTGGATTTTTTCCTGTATCCCCAATGAAATACATATCATTCAAATCAATTAATTCTGCAAGTATTGCCATCTCTTTTTTAGTAAGTTTGTTCATATCAACCCCTTAAATTCTTCTAACTCTTCCATAGGAACTAACACCTCATCAAACTCATTCCAACAAAGAAGTCCACCACAATAATATAGTTGTTTGCCATCTATTTCTATTGGCTCAATAGCTACAATTTCATCGTGGTATTCTTTTTCCCACTCCTTTTGCTTCTCATCTAATGAGTCAAAGAAGTCTACTTGGATTTTTATGAACCTATCCCATTCCTTTTGTTCAAAGTAAGGGTTTGCCCAACCATTCCAATAACGATTGTGTGTATTAATGTAACAATCGTATCTGTGTGATTTATCCTCAATAGCATCATCAAAGCCAACTACTGTTTTTACTAAGTTTAATCTTCTCTTGTTCATTTTTATTTCCTATATCCTCCGACAACTTTTGGCTTGTCGCAACTCCATTAACTAGATTATACCTAAATGTATAGCATTGTATATACTATTTATAAAATTAATTACTACTTATTTCGTTTAGGCGCCTGTTGAAAGAACGCTTGCCAACACTTAGATGAACACCAATGTATGTCATATCGCTTGGGTTCAATACCAACACCAAAACCTGTCCTTCCACCACAATGTAAACAGTAGGTCTTTGCATCTTTTTTCATAACCATATCCCTTTATATCCTCCAGCAATTTATGGCTTGCTGCTACACCATGGATAGAGCATACCATATTGTATAGATATGTGCATACAACTTTATATAACAAACTGAATGTATGTAATTGCCGCAGGTTCCGATTCAAACCTAAACCCTTAATCAAACACAAGGTAATAATAAACATAACCACAATGGTGATCAATGCGCCCAGGTCGATTCAAACCTAAACCCAAACTATGAACAAACACTATAAGAAGACATAAGGGAATATACACAAGTCATTATGCTTTGCAGCTCGATAGTTTTAGTGGGTAAAAATTTGCAATCCCTCTTTTATTTATCTCTGGTTCAACACACCACCTTATTGATCATTTACTGTTCCTTATCTCATACAAATAAGGAACATTAAAGCTCAATCACCCACACAACAACACACTCAATCAGATAATGCTGCCAGTTCTCAACAACTCGCCCCAATATTCTGACACTATGATCGACACCCAGGGGAGGGACCCATCCCTTGTGTTGAAAGTTTATATTTACCCTCCAAGACACAAGAAACGGAGTTTCAAAAAAACCATCCCATAAGGTATAATCTAGGTATCAATTTATGACAGACTTCAACAGCGCACAATATAAGAGAGTAATGGCAGCTTGCAAGGAACGAGATAAGTTTCCCACGCAGGCTTGGATTCCAGATGAGGTGAAGAAAGAATGTGTACACACTCAGCTCCATGAGGCACAAGATGTCAAAGTTAATTTTGAAGTGTTTGAACAACATACTGATGCAATGAGACAACAGTCAGAGCTGATAGAGCATTGGGTTAAAAAAGAAGAAGAATATGCCAGAAAAGAAGCCAAAGAAAAGGGGTAATCCCGATTTCCACAAGGGAATGCCCGCCCTGAACCCGAAAGGAAGACCCAAAGGCAGCGAGAACAAATATACCGCCCTTGCCAGGGAGGTCATGTCCGCTAGGGCGCCTGAAATCGTCAATAAGGTTATCGAGAAGGCGCTGGCTGGGGATGTCCATTGCCTGAAACTGTGCCTTGACAGGATATTGCCTGTCCATAAGGCGGTTGATCCCAACCGTACACAGGGAGAAGCACAGGTTATCATCAATGTTTCCGCCATTGACTCCATAGAGCAGAAGGTCAAGGGGTATGATGAGGCTGAATTGGTGGAGCCTGAACAGAAAGGCGATGATGAAGTGATTGTAAATGTGGCAAATGAATGAAATAAAGTTCCCAGATAAAAAATACAACATCATCTACGCTGACCCTCCTTGGAGTTATAAGGGCAAACTGCCGCAAAGAGCCAAAGTGCCACACTATAAGGTCATGGAAATTGATGATATCTGCGCTTTGCCTGTAAAGGACTTATCCTCTGATAACTGTATTCTGCTGATGTGGACAACCTACTACCATCTTGAGCAAAGTCTTGGGGTGATCAAAGCGTGGGGTTTTGAATACAAGACCTGTGGCTTTACCTGGATTAAAAGGAACAAGAATCACGATAGCTTTTTCTGGGGAATGGGGGCGTGGACTCGCTCCAATGCCGAGGTGTGCTTGATTGGCACGAAAGGCAAACCAAAAAGGCAATCTGCTGCAGTACATCAGGTGGTTTATGAGCCTATCAGGGAACATTCCAGAAAACCAGACCGTGTCAGGGATAGAATTATTGAACTGTGCGGTGATCTGCCACGCATCGAACTCTTTGCAAGGCAAAAAACCCCTGGTTGGGATGTGTGGGGCAACGAAATATGAATGTACTAGAGCTGTTCGCTGGCAGCAGGTCGTTTTCAAAGGTCGCTGAACGGATGGGGCATAGAACCTTCACTACCGACATAGAGAACTATAAAAATATTGACTATGTCTGCGATGTATTTGATTTCGATGTTGATAAAATGCCATACAGACCCGATGTAATCTGGGCATCGCCCCCTTGTACCACCTTTTCAATATCTTCTTGTATGAAGCATTGGAATATTGATCGCACTCCCAAGTCTGAAAACGCCAAGGTGGGCGTAAAGATGGTTGAAAAGACATTGGAGTTGATAGATATGCTGGAACCTGAATATTTCATCATTGAAAACCCCAGAGGCCTGTTAAGAAAGCTGGATATTATTGACCTAAAGCTAATGAAAACGGTTTGGTACTGTACCTATGGCGATAAAAGGGCAAAACCTACCGATATCTGGACAAACATTGAACAATGGATACCCAGACCTGTGTGTCACAATGGCAATAGGGATTGTCACCACGAACCTGCACCAAGAGGTTCAAAAACTGGCACCCAAGGGTTGAAGAATAGCTATGAAAAGAGCAAGGTGCCTGAACAACTATGTGAGGAAATTCTTTGTACACTACACCCGCTATAGATGAACCCCATTTCGACCTAGATGTAACTCTGGGTTTGTTTGATGGCATAAGCTGTGGACAGGAAGCGCTTAAAAGGGCAGGCATAACAACCCGCATCTACCTAGCTAGTGAAATTGAGAAGTATCCCATGATAATCACACGCAAAAACCATCCATTGACCGTGCAGCTTGGCGATGTCAGGGATGTTAAAGGCGAGAACCTGCCAAAAGTGGACCTAATTCTTGGTGGTTCTCCATGCCAGGGATTCAGTTTTGCAGGCAAGCAGCTTAACTTTGATGATCCGAGAAGCGCTTTGTTCTTCGAGTTCGTAAGGGTGCTGGAAGAATGTAGGGAGTTCAATCCCGATGTTAAATTCTTGCTTGAGAATGTGAGGATGAAAAAGGAATTTAAAGACATCATTACCGAGCATCTAGGTGTAGAGCCTGTAATGATTAACAGTTCGCTTGTTTCCGCCCAGAATAGAAAGCGATTGTATTGGACAAACATACCTGGAGTTGGTCAGCCTGAAGATAAAGGCATATTGCTAAAAGATGTTCTTGAAGATGGTATTGCTTCTAATGAAATGACAACTAAAGGAAAGAGTTATTGTTTAACAGCCAGATATTCTGGAGCGGTTGCTTGGAATTCAATAGAGAAAAAACAAAGAACAATGGTTAAGACAGAACCTACTTGTGGTCGTATTGTTGGTAGAAAAATTAATCCAGAGACAGGCAAAAGAGATGACTACAATCCTAATCTTAAAATAGAACAAAGATTAGAGCCTAGACTGGATGAGAAAACAGGCACATTAACTACAGTTCAAAAAGACAATGTTGTTGTAGATGGTCCAACATATAGGAAACTTACCCCAATTGAATGTGAAAGATTACAAACCTTGCCTGATAACTATACTGAAGGTGTATCTAACACACAACGCTACAAAGCTTTAGGTAATGGCTGGACTGTTGATGTCATAGTTCATCTTTTACAAGGACTCAAATGGCAGAGTTAAACATCGACCTACACAAAGGTGATTGTTTAGAGGTTATGGATAGACTAATTACTAATGGCGTTAAGGTAGATTTAGTAATTACAAGTCCACCTTATGATGATTTACGAAATTACAATTCAGTAGTTAATTTTGAATTAGTTGCCAACAAATTATATTCAATATTAAAAGATGGCGGTGTGATAATCTGGAACTGTAACGAAAAAACCAAAGATGGCACAGAAAGTTTAACATCATTTAAAACTGTAATAATGTTTACAGAAAGTGGCTTTAAGTTAAATGATACTATGATTTGGGAAAAAACAAATCCAATGCCACAAGTTAAACAACCAAGATACAATCAGGTGTTTGAATATATGTTTGTTCTATCTAAAGGAAAACCAAAAACATTTAATCCAATTATGGTTGATTGTAAAACTGCAAACTTAATTTATAAGTCTACTTGTAAGCAAGTATCCAAAAGCAAACAAAGAATAAAAAAAGAGCTAATTATTAATAAACAAAAAGTTGATAGTAATGTATGGAAGATGGCTGTTGCTCAGAATAAAACCAAACATACTGCTGTATTTCCATTAGAACTACCTACTCGTCATATAAAATCGTGGTCAAACGAAAATGATTTAATTTTAGACCCTTTTATGGGTAGTGGAACAACGGGCATTGCCTGTAAGAATTTAAAAAGACGATTTATAGGTATTGAGTTGGAAGATAAGTATTTTGAGATGGCTAAAAAAAGGATTACTGATCAATGGCAGAGTTAAACATTGACCTACACCCTGCTCAGTTGCAGATATTCAATTCCAAGAATAGGTTTAAGATTGTAGCTGCTGGTAGAAGGTTTGGAAAGTCATATTTGTCTGCCTGGTTATTGTTGATTAACGCAATACAGTCTGAAAGCAAGGATGTATTCTATGTTGCGCCCACATTCCAACAAGCGAAAGACATTATGTGGGGTATGTTAAAGGATTTAGGTAAGGACCTAATCGCTTCCGCCCACGAAAACACCGCAGTCCTTACTCTGGTAAATGGTAGGAAGATATATCTCAAGGGAAGTGATCGCCCAGATACGCTTAGAGGTGTTGGTTTGTACTTTGTAGTGCTTGATGAGTACGCAAACATGAAACCACAGGTATGGGAACAGATAATTCGCCCAACTTTGGCTGATGTTCGTGGCTCGGCACTCTTTATTGGTACGCCAGCAGGCAAGAATCACTTCTTTGATCTGTATAAAGATGCACTTGAGGATGATGATTGGGATAGTTTCCAGTTTCAATCCGTGGATAACCCATTTTTACCTGTTGATGAAATAGAAGCATCCAAGAAATCAATGTCCTCTATGTCATTCAGGCAAGAGTTCGAGGCTTCATTTGAAACATTTAGCGGTGGTATCTTCAAAGAGGAGTGGTTTAAGGTCGATGAAGAGCCAGAAGAGGGTAATTATGTCATTGCTATCGACCCTGCTGGATATGAGGCGGTAGAGAAAGAACGGAATTTAAAACGCTCCAGGCTTGATGAGACTGCGATAGCCATTGTAAAGATAGACCGAGATAAGTGGTGGGTGAAAGACATCCTCCATGGCAGGTGGAACATCAAGGAAACAGCCAAGAAGATACTTCAATCTGCGATTAAGGCTGAATCGGCTACCGTGGGTATTGAAACAGGCTCTTTAAGGAACGCTATCCTACCCTACCTGGAAGATGAAATGAGAACCGAGGGCAAATGGGTTAGTATCATTGAGCTGCGACACGGTGGCAAGAAAAAGAACGATAGAATCACCTGGGCGCTGCAAGGTCGGATGGAACATGGGCAGATAACATTCAACCCAGAAAGGGATTGGAGGGTGTTTACTGGACAAATGATGGATTTTCCGAATCGCCTCGCCCACGATGACTTGTTGGATGCACTTAGTTATATTGACCAGGTAAGTGTGGCTGATTTTGCCCACTCGATAGAATTGGATGATGATTGGCATCCACAAGACCTGATTTCGGGGTATTAGTATGGATAAAATAGATTTTGATGATCTGACTGAAGAAGAGATAGATGAGATTCTAGTCTATTCAGGTACAGAAGATAACATTGCAGAGCGCTATGTGGTTGCCTGTCAGCTTATAGCCAATATGCTTGGCGATTTTGAACCTGAACTCCACTCAAATAATGAGATGGTTGATATGACGATTTGTAAAATGATTCTAGATGGTCATGTTGAGGTAGAAAAAAATAACCAAATATATCATTAGTTGTAGAATATTTTTCTATTTATCCCCATTTAATAGCAAAAAAACCTCCTACTAGGGTATAATCCTAGGAAGTTTTTGTATCTTTTTTTCATTCCCCCTAAATAACACTATGAACCCAGATTTGAGATAATTAACTATGGATAAAGAGAATCAATACCAAGCTCTCGCTAGTTGGCTAATGTATAGGCTTAATGGTTGGAGAACCCACAGGGACATCAACTATACCCACCAATGGGATGAATACTACCGTCTTTGGCGTGGCATCTGGCTGCAAGAGGACAGAACACGACAATCAGAGAAATCTAGACTCATAGCGCCAGCTTTACAGCAGGCAGTTGAATCATCTGTTGCTGAACTAGAGGAAGCAACCTTTGGAAGAGGCAAATGGTTCGACATTCAGGATGATATGCTCGATGAAGACCCTAGCGATGCCGAGTATATTCGTAACTTGTTGCAAGAGGACCTGGAGAAAACAGGCGTGAAAGATGCAGTCTGTGAGGTCTTTTTGAACGGGGCAGTATATGGAACGGGTATAGGTAAGATAGTTGTTGATCAGACTATCGAGAAAGCTCCCGCAGAGATGCCCGTCGCAGGCACTCTCACTACCACTCGGCATTTGGTCGAATACCCTTCCATTGATGTCCGCATCGAAGCCATATCCCCCAAAGAATTTCTAATAGACCCTGCCGCAAACTCGATAAATGATGCTTTGGGCGTTGCTCACGAGGTTATTAAGCCTAGATACCATGTGGTAGAGGGCATACGCTCTGGTATTTACAGAGATGTACCCCTGGATGGTGATTATTCCACCGCTAAACTTGGCTACGATCCCGAAACCAGACAGGCAGATGAGTCAGATTCGGTAAAAATATGCGAATATTGGGGCAAAGTACCTAAAAGATTCCTCAAGAAGAGTGCTGACAAGGATGATTTCGAGTATTCCAAGAAAGATGAGCTGGTTGAGGCGGTTGTTACCATTTGTAATGACGAATACATCCTCAGAGTCGAGGAAAACGCTTTT